CCAAACGATAGGCTTGTTAAGCTTCTTCGCAACCTTGAAAACAATCTCATCACGACGCTTCATTTGTTCGGTTGTAAGAAATCCACCAAGAGGATCATTGATATGAGGATCTGCACCAGCTTGATAAAAAAGAATTTCACAACCATGAAACTGTGAAATCAAGTCGGCTTCGAGCCGATCAAGCCAAAGATCAAAGTTCATATTGTTTTTTGCAAACTCACCAAAAGTGAGATGCTCTACAACATTTTCTGCACCCTCTATACTGGCAATAATGTCAACAGTGCCATCACCATAATGCGCATCAAAATCGATGATTCCAATCTTGTTAACACCATGATTCTGCCACAAAAGCAATGCAGCAATCATAAGACCATTAAAGGTACAAAACCCATGACACCTATCGTATCCACTATGATGAAAACCGCTTGTAGGGCTCATTGCAACAGTCTTATTTTCCAAAGCATATTCAGCCGCACGGAAGAAACTACCTGCCGTATAAGGCAAGCTAGCAGCCACAGAAGGCAACTTGTTGTTAAACCCATTCACCTTGCGAAGCTTAAGAATATCGTCAACAAACTTAGCATCGTGAGCGATAGAGATATCATCTTGGGTAAGAGGCATCCAACCGCTACGAACATCCACCCGTCCAGTCTTTTGAAACTGGTTTACAACATGTTCTGGCTTTCCTGCCGAGGGAGAAAACGAAGTATTGTCACGAACTGTTTGCTTGGGAGAGTAAAAAATCTTAAGATTTGTCATTGCTTCCTGTCTTTCTTTACACTCAGAATATCACAAAAACAAGGAAAAATAAAAGAATAAAGGTGTTTTAGCGGTTGCCAAAACACCTTTATCTTTGAGTGTTTATGTAAGGTAAGACAAGGTTTTTATATACACAGTTATCGAAATGAACCGTCAGTATTGCATAACACAGTTATCGAAGCGGATTGTGAGAGAGATTTCTGCCATGTCTGCTGTGCTGTCGTATGAGAGATCACCGAAACCTGCTGTTGTACAGAAGGCTCCTTTGATATCCCAAAGTTGGATAACTGTACCCACTGGGTCCAGCATCTTGAGTTGAATATCACGCTTGTAAAAGTCTGGGTAGCCTGCACGGCCAGACACAGATTCAAAGCAAAGACGAATCCATTCCATTACTTGTTGAGCACCGGATGGAGCGATTGGATCGTGAATGGTTACAGAAAGTGTATTGAATGTAGTTTTACCGGCAACATAACGTGTGCTGTTGATCCAGTTGATTGGTACTTCTTCGGTGGTGATTTCTGGTCTTGCTGCTGTTTTCACCAAGAATGCGTCAATGCCTTCAATAGCGAAGACGAACTGACGTTTCATCATTGGTGTAAACTTAGCTGGAAGCATTTCTGTGACTGATAGTGTTTGTGCCATTTTACGTAACTCCTATTTGCTTATCTAGTAAATATTCATCCACCAACAAAGTTATTGCGGTTTGTAACAAAGAAGTCGATTGTGAAGAACTCTAGGGATGTGGTTGGGATTAGGAAAATCTTACCACGCAGAGTTTTGTTGTCCAAATCGGCTTGTGTTGTAGTTGTTGCATCGATTACAACTTTGTATTTTTCTACACCACCAGCAGATTGATAACGAGCCATGATTGGTTGAACTGCCGCATTGAATGCGGTAAGTGTTGAAGATTGTGCTGGTTCGAACAAAAAGCGTGTTGCGACTGCACGAACATCACGACGGATTGCAATCAAAAGTCTTCTTACGTTCACTCTGTTGAGTAAGCTGTCTTTGTTGAGTAGAGTCTTTTGACCCCAAACAACTGGTCCAACACCTTGCTTGGAAAGTAGAAGGTTAAGTCTAGCCACGTAAAGGGTGTCAGAGTTGGCTTGATTGAGAGCAACGGCAAAGTCTGTTACGTTGCTTAGTGTGCCTCTTGTAAAGCCTGCTGGTGCGTTGAATGGTTGACCAACGGTATCATTCTTGGCATATGCACCAAGAACAGCAACGGATGGTGGAACCTTTTCATAAACAACACCACTTGGACCAACAATGTTAACATCTGGGAAGTAAGCTGCCGCAAAGCTGCTATTAACTCCACGATCAACGAATGCTTGAGCGGTTTGTGAAACGTTAACAGTTTCGTATGAACCTGTGATAGATGTACCATTTACATCATATTGTTCTGGGTCCATGATGTAGAAACAATCGAAACGATCATTTTCTACAGCGTTGATTGCTGTATCTGTGACGTAACGAACACGGATACCGGGCATTGTTAGAAGTTGAATGTTAACATCGTTTACATCAGAGATGATTCCAATGCTCTTCATATAGCTTTGAACAGTTGGACCATTTGTTAAGCCACGAGTTGTTTGTGTGATTTCTTGAGATACCGCTGCGTTCTTAAGATAACGTGTATCAGCGTCGAATATTCTTACACCGTCGAAACCACGTTCAAGATAGAAGCTGAACTTGGCAAGCGTTTGTACTGCTGCATTTTCTACAAGATCGTTGACAGACAATGCTCTTGTTTTTGTTGTGGCGTCGGCAGCAATGCCTCCACCACGAACATAACTCCAGCTTAGTAGTGCTGTTGCACTTGTATCTGGACGATCACCAGAACCGGTTACAATCTTAACTTTTTCTAGAGAGAAAAGGTTGTTGTTGAAAAGATCTGAGTCGATGATACCGTTTGCTGTGGTTGTAGCTGCACCATCGTTATCAAACACTGCTGGCTGTACGTTTGTTGAACCTTCGAGATTTGGGAAGTATTTGCTATAACCAAGCAAGCTTGGATTAAAGATCGAGCTTCCATTTGGATCGGATAGGCTTGTTACGTTTTGGAACTGAACACCCCAGTAAAGTCCTGTATCCACACCAGAAGAAGCAGCAAGTTTCTTAAGGTTCAAACGCATTGGAACTGGGGGTTGTGATGCTTTATAGAGAGGAACGCCACCACCTGCACCACCAGCGAGGTTTGAGAAGTATGGGAAAGCTGGATTAAGAAGATCACCTTGTTTAATGTTGTAGAGGGAGCTTGAACCTTGTGTTACAAGGTGTTGTGGTCCACGGAATCCGAATGGAACAGCAGATGGATCTAGATCACCAGCATCTACTGCATCAGCTACTTCAACACGAACATAACGTGAGTTATTTGCATATGATCCGTCTGTTGTTACTTTTTGTGAAGCAACATCTGTATCGAAGTTGAAGAACGTGTTAATGGTACCAATCTTACGAGCGATATAGTTTGGTGAAGTTGGATCAAGTGAGCAGTTTGTAAATGTTTCCAAAGCACCGTCACTATCAATACTTGTCATTGAACGAACAAGAACTGTAAACACACCGTATGGATTTGTTCCTGTGCCGGGTTGAATGTTGGTGATAGAGATTTTTACATCGCCGTTGCTGGATTCACCATCTGAGAGGTGGTGGAAACGAAACAGGTTTTGTGGAACTCCACCGAATCCTTGAGAAATAACCCATGGAGAGAAAGCATGACCATAACGATCTTGAAAGCCTTCGAAGTTTGGTGTAATAGCTGAACCAACGTTTGATGTGTGAGTTGCTGCTGAACCAGAAGAAGGAACCAAGAATGCGATGTTTTGTTTTGTGCCGTATGTTGATCCAGAAGCTGTTTCGATTACGCCGGAGCCTGTTGGAACTGCTACTGCCGAATAAACATCGTAGTTTGCATACAGTAGGTGGCCAGCTTGTTGTGTTTTAAGTGGATCGGTGTTGAATACGCTAGAAAAATAGTTTGCGGCTTGTGGATCAAAGCTTGCTGTGAGTACGTTTGGATAACGCACATCTGTTCCTTTATGGCCATTTAGAATCATTACAAAGCTTTGGTTACCAGAGCTCAAATCAACAGAGCCAGTAAATGCGCCAGAGAAGCTTGATTCAGTTGCAATAAAGCTTGAGACTGGGGCATTTGATGGTTGTGCTGCGGAAGATAGACGAAGAACAACTCCAGAAGGAGCAAACAACACACCACGAACGATTGGCACAGCTGTTGTGTCTGATTGTAGACCAGCATCAGAAAGATAGGTTGAGCCTACTGATTCGCTCATAAAGCAACCAAGCATATACACTGAGCCGGTTACACCTGTAGCATTTGCAAAAACGTTGTTACCAAGAGCACCAGCACTGCCGCTGGGCTGTTGAGCACCAACAACGAAACCTGCATCTGTAACAGTTCCATTAGCATTTCGAGCTAAACCTTGCCCAGCACCAAGCACCCTAAGCTGCATAAGAGGAACGCCTGTGTTACCAAACCATTCTCTTGCAGAAAGATATCCTAGTGGTGTGTTGGCATTTACTCCACCAAACACTGACACGTATTGACTTAGTGTTGTGGTCATGATTGGAACAAATGCTGGCCCTTTGGTTGTTGTAGAAATAACCAAAGCAGGAACACCAGATGGTGTTACCGTTGTTGGTTGACTTATATCAAATTCTCTTGCTAGTACGCCGGGGCTTAATAGTGCCATGTTTTATCTCCGTATATCAAACGTTAACGATAAATAGAAGAATAAAAAAAAACTGCTGTCAAACAACAGCAGTTTTTCTTTGCGATTAAATCGATGTTGTTGTCAAGGAATAGAAACACCTGATGGAAGAACAACAAAGTCCATTACGACGTACTCGATTGCTCTTGTTGGCAATACTCTGATTTGTGCGTTCATACGGTTGCTGTTAACATCCTCAGAGGTATTGTTGCGATCATCACAGATAACTGCGAACTGTTCAATGCCTTGTTGAAGTTTGACTGTTGCAAGTACCAAAGATGCTTCACTAACAAAACGTGCACGTAGTGCTGGAGTGTTTTGTTCAAAGATCAAACGGTTACCGATGGCAACAATCTGACGCTTGACTTCAAGTATCATGCGCTTGACGTTAATGCTTTCCAAAGCACTTTCAGCTTGTTGTAGAGTATTTTGCGAGAAGAATACATAGTTGGCACCGGGGAACTTCACGATTGGGTTGATGTTGGCATCGTAAAGCGTGTTGCGATCTGTTTGGTTGACTCTAATAGATGTTTGAAGAACAAAGTTTAGAGAACCACGATCAAATCCTGCTGGGGCAAACCATGGGAACTTAACACGGTCGTTGTAGCTTAGTGCAGAGATTGCTGCAACAGAAGCTGGCAAAGTTACACGGCGAGTGTTTACTGTATCATCTATAACAACGCTTGGGAAGTAAGCAGCTGCCCCGTTGTTATCAAGCGAACGATTGATAAACGAGTTTGTGGTTTTACCAATCGACACGTATCTACTTGTTTCACCATCAAAGATTCGAACGCTATCTTTGTCATATGGCTGGATATCCAGAAGATAAAAACTCAAACCGTAGTTTGTGTTTTTCTCTAGAGCATAGTTGGTTACAAGCGGATCACGTTGACCGGGTGTTGCAAGAATGTTGTTGTTTGCAATCGTTGGGTTGGTTGCAATGTCAAGTGCTGTACGATATGCAACAACGTTTTGGTTGGCTGCACCAACACCTGTGTAGTTTGTTAGAGCAGGAGCACCGGGGGAAACATAGCTTGCATTTGCAAGACCATATACACCACCTGCACCAGCTTCTGTAGAAGTTGATTGGTCTGTAAATCTAGCTGCTTGCTTGTCAAAGATGTTAACACCATCCCAACCACCTTGCATAAATGTTGTGAACTTAGCATAGTTTGAGAAGTTGTTGAACTGTACTGCACTGCCGCTGTTTAGTAGCGATGCAAAAGTCAAACGATTGCTAAAGTTTGTTGCAACGTATGTGGTTGGATCGATTGTTGCATTGCGAAGATATGCAGCAGACTTCATTAGTGTTGGTACATCTGTTGAAGCAACTGTTGCCATAGATGTAGCATCCAAAGCAACTCTAGAAAGAGAGAACTTATTGTCATTCAAAATGTCAGAAGCAGAACCAGTTGTTAGAACTTCTTGCTTCTCAATGCCAGAGAACTTCGCAAAGTTCGAAATGATTGGGTTTATCTCAGCATTAACGTTTGCGTTTAGCACGTTGTTGTTGTTACGTTCAAACTTAACACCCCAATACAAACGACCATCGAGCACTGTTTGTGTACCGGGAGCACCAAACGTTGTTCCAGTGCTTGCAAGTGGGTTACGAGTGATTGTAAAGCGGTATGGAACTGGAGGAACGATAGAGCCGGACAAATCGCAACCACCACCAGCGAGGCTTCCAGAAACACCAGAGATACGTGACCGGTTCAATGCTACAGAACCGGTTTGGTCAGTCAATGTTACGTTTGTAAGAAGCATTTGGTGACCACGGAAACCGAATGGAAGAGCTAGTTCTGGTACTTCGTCACTTTCAAGTTGTGAGCTTGGAACAACACGAATAAATCTGCTGCGGTTACCGTATTTACCAAGTACAACAAGACCACGATCATCTGAATCAATGGCGTCGAAGTTGAATTGTGTGCGCTTGTCACCGATTGCTCTAATCACATAGTTTGAGTTATTTGGGTCAAGAGAAAGATTATTGAACTGTTCAAGTATTTGTGGTTCTGCATCTGTGTCGTTGAAAGCTCTTACAGACAAAGTGAACGAACCATATTTGGTTGATGGATTGGTTGACGCTTGAACGTTTGAAATGCTGATCTTGTATTTGCTGTTAGCAAAAGCACCATCATCACGGCTTTCAACATAGAAAAGATCATATTCGATTCCACCGAAAGGTTGTGAAATAAAGTAAGGTGTTTTTGGTGTTGTGTAACGTGTGTTAAAGTATCCAAAGGCTTCACCAAAGGTATGGCCAAAAGAGTTGGTGTTGCTTGACCCAGAAAGTACTGCAACAGTTACAACTGAGTTGCTAGCTGACAATGCAGCTACTTGTGAGTCAACAGCATAATCAAGATAAAGAAGATGTTTCTTAGCGGCGAAGTCTTCTGGGTTTGTGTTTAGAATCTTGCCAACGTATTGTGTTGAGCTTGGATCAAGTGAAGCTGAGAAGATCTTGAGGCCAGCCACACCATCATCAGAAGCAAAGCTTGAACCGGCAGAGCATGACAAAACTAGTTTAAACAAACCTGACATTGGTCCTTCGGTACCAACTTGAGCGGCCTCGTTGGTACCTAATGAGGACAAATAAGCTGTTGGGTTGAATGTACCACCAGCATCAACCGCACCACTCAAAACAAGAAAGCGTGAGTCTGGGGCTGTGAACAAAACTGCACGAACAAGATTTACGGTGTCGTTGTCTGCGCTAAAACCACTTACGTTATAGCTGGAGTTATTGGTGAAGTCCGGCATACCAAACACTTCGTTTGTTTGTACTGCGTGTTTACCCACAAGAAACTGCACACGTCCTTGAAGAGCCCCAGAAGCGAACACGGTACCATTTCCAACAACTTGCATTCCAGCATTGGTAACAGTGCCTTCTGTTTCTGTTGTTGATATATCTACTGAGGTGTTGTTTGCACCACATCCAAGAATACGTATATAGTTGACAGATGCAAGTTCACTTCCTTTTGCATCCAAAAATGCTTTGGCTCCATATGACCCAACAAATTTTGGATCTACATCTCCAAACTTATTAGTAAAATCTGTGTAACTTCCAAGAGTTACTGGTACGAATGCTGGCCCTCTTTCAGCGCCACCAATAACTGTTGCAGGAGTTCCACCTACAGGAATCGTGCGTTCGGTTAAATCAAACTCACGGTCAAAGTAATTGGGCGCTTTTAATACTGTTTCTGGCATATTATTATCCTCACTTTATGGTTAAAGTTCTACGGCATAAATAGATACCGAAAACCTGTTTACCTGTGAAGTTGCCGTTTCACTCGTTGTCAACAAAGAAATCAAACAAAGCTTGTTGGTCAGAAGCTGTATAAACCGTTTCGCCTTGTTTTTGATTGTTAGCCATTTGTTTTACATACTTTGTTTGCTTAACGTTTTGATTTGTTGGATCACGATATACTCGTTCAAATATCAGCTTTTCTTGTTCGGTTGGTTTTTGCTTGGTTGTTGGGTCTTGCTCAATATCAGTTAACACATAAGGATTTTCTTTTGTGAAATCATTTTTGGTTTCATTATATTGATTGATAGCTGGTTGTTCTAACACATTTCCATCTGCGATATATGTTTCAAAAGATATGTTGACGTTCGAAAGATAACGTTTAAATGGAACTTTTTGTCCGGGGCCAGACGGAGCCAACAAATAACCTCTAACGGTTACGTTAAAGCTGTACTTGATTAATCTTTCTTGATCGGTAATATCGTCAAAGTTATCTTGAGCAGTAAGACCGCTGTCAACTGTTGCAGAAAACCAATAACCTTTGTCGCTTTTAAGATAAAAACCTTTGCCGGGAACAATCTGACTTGCAAGCATTGTTTCCAGCAAATAGTTCATATGTTGCGTGTAGTTGGTCCAAAACACAATCTCATAAGTCACCGTAAAAAACTGTGGAAAAGGTATTGCGATAATCTCATAGATGTGATCGGCTCTTAAACGATTTGTTTTGTTGTCTAAAAGCATTCCTTCACGAATAGAAGGATCATTTTGGTTTTCACCTTTATTGCCTCTTGTTGTATCAGGAGGATTGGGAACGTTTTTTAAAAGCAAGCGATTGATAAGTGATTGGTAATCTTTATCAGATGCATCTAATCTACGTTTGATTGTAAGCTCTCCAACAAATGTGTCACCAGAAGCTTGTTCAATAGTTGTTCTGCGGATTGATATAGCTGGAAGTAGTAATACACCCGCTCGATCTCTAAAAGGCTTTAAACGCTTTGCAAGAGCAAATCTTTCACCTGTTGCCAACACAACAAATGGTTTTTTTAAGTTGATTTCTTTTTCATAGGTTGTGTTTGCTTGATACGTTTTAAACGGTATATCTTTGTCAAACAAAGCATGCATAGCTGCATCAACGTCTTCAATGCCACATGAAGGTATGTAAAATGTTGAAGGATCGTTGTTTTGAAGATCATAGCCAGTATCTAACTGAGCTTTACCTTCTTGATATGGAATGTTGTAACGTGTTGTCATGCAATATAACTAGACAACATCATTCATCATATATTCCTTTTTTGGGAGGCAGCGGATCGTTGTTAAAGCTTGGAGTTTCTCCTTCAATAAAGTTACCTTCTTCGCCTACGTTTGGTTCAACAGAACGTTGGCCTGTTCCAAGAGCAATAGGAGCCATATCTTGTCCGAGACGTTCTCTCATTTCACGAACGTCTCCAGTTTCTTTTCCATCATTCATTAATGGCAAACCACGTTGCTGCTGAAACGTAACTTGAATATCTTCTGGAGCAAGTCTAGGATCGGGAAGGTTGGGTACATCCATTTGATTAAGTCTTGCAGAACGTGCTGTAATCTTCCATGCTGTGTTATATTCAGCTAAACCAAAAATATTTTTGCCAACGTTGACAACGGTAAGTACTTCATAAAACATATCGTCATACGAAAAGAAATCACCTTCGCTTACAACAATCTTTTTGTCTTGCAAATCTTTGAACTGTACAAGTACTTCAATCTTGGCTTCAATGTCTGGACCAAAGTTTGTTGTTTTGCTTGAATACTCTGGCATTCCTACAAGAGCAGGAATGGCTATAGGATTCTCAAAAATCTTTTGCAGCGACTCGTTGTAAATCTTATGCACAGAGCTTTTAATGGCCGACACAGGAAAATAGTGAATCACTTGCCCAGCAACATCTTTTATGAACTCCTTCGTCAAATCGTTGATGAACTGAACTTCTCTTAATCCGATGAATAGTCTTGCCATGATTATATACCTAAAAATCTAAGCAGATCTGGGTTCATGAAGCAACAAAGGATCCCGAAGACGCCAATGCAATATTTTGGTGGCATAGGTATAAATGCTAGTTGTTTTACAGCATTTTCTGCTTTGGTTGCTTCACGTTCAGCGATCTTGTCATAAGTCAAGTTGTCCAAAGTTTCTTTCAAGCTTGTCATAAGCTTTTCTTTATCTTCTTTGCCTTGTGAGATGAGATCGTCGCCGTTAAGAGTAAGATCAGCGCCGGGAATAGGCATATTCTTGAACTTACTACGAATACGTCCAAGCTGGATTGTACAAAGAGCTAAAGTCATTTGCGCAATCCAGTTTCTGCACCACATGTTTAAACTGTTATAGTTCAATGGCCCAAACGGCGCTGTAAATGGACCGTTGACGCCGTAAATCTTATCTTGCTCATATGATCCAGCAGAACCAGAGCCAACTGGTGAATAAGCAGAACCACTGTTAACAATGCTATTAGCAAGTGTTGGAAAAGGTTGTCTGGTAAATCTAACACGAATCCAAACACGGTTGTTGTAACCGGGAACAAGACTGTTTGGTGTTGGATATATTCTGATACTACGTCCAGAAATCTTGTAGCTGTAATGTGATCTGCGAACTCTTTGTGCTGCTTCTAACATTCCCGCTCTCAATACGTCTTCAAACAATGGAAGAACATAAAAGCGTGTGTCTGGGATATACGACTCTACAGGAAGACCTGTTGCTACGAAGTTACTTGCTAGGTTTGAGTTGAAAACATATTGCACAGGAGCATTGTGAAACACTTCAACAACTTGCATACTTCCAACAGAACCACTTGGTTGTAGATTCCATATTGGAGTTCCATTCTTATCAACAAGATCATTATATAAATCGTATTCTTGTTTGGTGTTAACCATGGTAATATAACCAAGATACGTTTGCTCATCTTGGGCGTAGCCTACAACACCTGCATATGGAGCAGCAAGAGTTAACAAATATTCTAAGTTTGGCTGAACGTACATGTCGGTAACGTTAATGGAAGGGTTGCCGTTAACATCAATACTACCTGTTGGAGAACCAAGAAGGTTTGAAAGATTGGATACGTTTTGGTATTCAATCATTTTACCATTGAACTCACGGGTAGCTTGTTCGAAGTTATCCCAGATTTGACGCTTGGTTAGCTCAACAGACAAAACGTCTTCTCCAAGAAACCTAAGAACAAACGTAACCATGTTGTCAGCATCTTGCTGGAACAGTTGGTATTTGTCGTAAAAACCGAAAGACGTAGGTTTTAAGGTTGTGTTGAACGTGCTCATACTTATAATTACATTCGTAAACGCAAAGAGGTTAACATATCATGAGCATACACAAACTTAAAAGTCTCATTAAAGAAACGTTACTTGAAGCAACAGCTAGAACAAGAGATCGATCTCGTCTTCGTTCAAAAACTTTGTATGTGTTTGACTTCGATCATACCATCGCAAAAACAATCGAAGAAAACATTCGTTTGCCGGATGGTAGAGTTGATTTGCGTGCATTTTCTGGTTTAAGCAAGCAAACAAAACCAAACGGTCGTATATTTGATTTGTTTGCAGACAACGTTGCTAACAACCCAACAACAACGTTCATTCTCACTGCAAGACCTCCTGCTGTCAAAGAACCTATGTTGGAATGGTTAAGCGAGCATGGTGTAGATATCGATCCAGAAAATGTTATTTGTTTGGGAAGTAGTGCTGGCAGCAAAAAACGTCAATGGATTAAAGACAAAATCATTGAGCTCAACGCAACAAAAGCAATGTTTTGGGATGACAGAGAAAGCAACACAAAAGCTGTTGAGCAACTACAAGATATAAACAAGCATCCCGAAATGGAAAATGTCGAAGTTGTAGTAACACTAGTACCAAAAAAAGTGAAGCCATGAACGAAAAGTTGAAAAGCATCATCAAGTCGGTTATTCTGGAAGTTCAAGAAGAACGTTCGAAACTTGGTGTTATATCTTCACGCACTGGGTTAAGAACGCTGCGAGTGTTTGACTTTGATGATACCTTAGCCAAAACAAACTCAAGAGTTTGTGTAAGTGAATACGATAAAGAAACCGATGCACCTATCGGAGATGAATATGCAATCACTCCAGCAGAGTATGCCACATTCAAAGTTAACGTAGCATCTAAACATCCAGAAATTGAATACAAGTATGATTATCGTGAGTTCGCAGAGGTGCGAGATCCAAAAATCATCGATTTCACATTTGCTATTCTTCGTAATGTTGTACGTAAACTAAGAGAAGAATCAGCGTTCCCAGCAGTTATTCTTACTGCAAGAGGACATGATGCAAACAAAAACATTGCAAACTTCTTACGATCATTTGATATCGATATTCCTGTGATCACATTATCTGGGTCTGCACCAGAACTAAAAAGCAACTGGATCAAAGAAGCTATGCTAACCAAAGATATTCCACAGATTGAGTTCTTCGATGATAGCCCTCTCAACGTCGAAGCTGTTGCCAACTTAAACTCTGATGAAGTACTTAAAGCAAGGTTTGGTACAAATCTAAGAGTACGTTCACGTTTGATCAAAGCACACTGAAAAAGAAAAAGACTTGCAGATTGTTACATCATGCAAGTCTTTTTCTTTAGCTATTGATCGTTGTTCAGCGTCGAGTTTTACGAACTGATGCAGCTTTAACACCACGTTTATAACCAGCACGAAAAGCTTCGTTAACAGCTTCTGTGTATGGGTTAACATCGATTTCTTTTTCTGGGGTGTTTGCTTCTCTTTCACGACGCTCCCGCCCCTTCCGCATCCGATCTTCATAACCCCCTTCATCATCAGCTACATCATAAGAGTCGCCCCAGCGATTGCCGCCAGCACCCCCCCTGCTGTAGTCGTATTCTTCCAAAGATTCTTCCGCAGCTTCACGGATTAATCTTTTAAGATCTCTTATCTTAATACGCATAGTTTTCTCTTATTCAGCGACGAACTTTACGGGTTGTTGCGGCTTTAACGCCACGTTGATAACCAGCACGGAATGCACGGCTCACAGCTTCATGAAGAGCAGCTTCTTCTTCAGCAGCTTCATCCATATCCATACCTTCATCTTCTTGTTTCATTTCGTCCATAGCTTCTTCAGCAGCTTCACGAATCAACGCCTTGAGTTGTTTAACTGTAACTTTCATGATATATTCTCCTTGGGCAACGTTGCGCCTTGCTAATAAGTAATACGCTATTTAGAAACTTTCTTCTTTCCCATAGCTTTCATGATTTTTGTTGCTGTACCATATATCGCTTTTTCATTATCACCGTAGCGTGGCTTAAGCTCAGTTTTGATAATCTTTTCTACTTCGGGTGGGAAATGAATCTTGCCCTCACGCTTTTTCTTTTTGGCTTCCATTATAATCTCTTCAACAATGAGTTTGATTAACTCTCTTACTTCCTTCATCTTGGTTATCCTCCACTATGAAGTAAATAGCTCGATAATCTTGTTAATGTTGTTTTGTACCAAAGATATATCTGGCAACGCTTCACGAAGCTTTACACGATTACCTTCAGCGAGATACGTTCTTGTATCAGTACCACTAATACGCTTGTGACCTCTGCAACCCATTCGTGTGTTACCAACAGGCTCCAGTACTTCTACGTGAATCTTGTTGGCTTTTACAAGCTTAGGAAAGTTCTTGCTCAAAGCTTCTGGTCGATACCTAGCTCCAGCATCCTCAACACCAGCAAACAAATAAACATCATCGCAAGCTTTTTCATCAAGCTTTTGAATCATCAAATACATCTCACCTACAGGTGAACCGTCAATATAGTGGAACACAACATTAGGCAAAGTAGGAGCAACGTATTTCTCCACATATTCTTTGCACGCCAATCCACTCAACTCACCACGATTCTTCACACTCATAAGCACATGAAGCTCATTCACACGCTCACACATGCTCAAGATAGACAAATAATGGCCACGATGCAAAGGCTTGAAACTACCGGGAAAAAATCCAATCTTGTTCATAACCCTATGTTATTAGATGAAAATGAATATCTCAAAGAATATCTTTAGAAATATGCTTGTGTGTGATATACTGGAACAAAGGTAGGAAACAGCATATGGGTGGAGCAGCGGGTCATATGGCCCATCCTTTCAACATCGTTCAATCTGGCAACGAACTTTATAACTTGTTCGTGCGTGCGTATGCGCACGTTCAAGATAATCCGTCACACGCATCTGTGAAGATTGATGGATTGAACGTAAGTGTAAAGCTCGTAAACGCCTCTACAGGGCACGCAAAGGAGTTTGCCCTAGACAGGGGAAGCAACAAAACTCTTGACGTTGCAGGCATCCGTAAAATCGATCTACAAGCACGTTTTGGCGAGGGGCATGGTATGATTGCCAAGGCTGGGGTTGTGTTGGATATTCTCAACGCTAGCATTCCCAAGATCAAGCAAGAGCTCAAGCATCTTGGCATGTGGGATAACTCTGATCTTCTTTTGAACATGGAATATGTTGAAGGTAAGAGTAACGTACAAGATTATGGTTGCAACTTTCTTGCGGTGCATGGTTTGCTGGAAAGTTATTATGCCACTCAAAAGCGTCGAGCTACTCATGAGATCGACTATGCTTCTATCACCATGCAGCGTTTGATTAGCAAGCTTAATGGTGTTGCAAAACATTATGGTTTCAAAGTACTTGGATCGGTTGGTATTGAATCTGTGCATACTCCAGATTTTGACAAAGAACTAGCCCAGCGTTATACCATTCGTTATAACGAACAAGTTAGCGTTACCAAGACTTTGCGTGATTGGTTGTATGCAGTTAAGCAAGTTCCTCATGATGTAACGTTCAAGCTGGCTAACGGCAAAAAGGTTGAAGCGTTGAGCAAAGAAGTGTTTACAAGTATTCTAAATGGTGTTGTGTTGAGCAAATACCTAGAAGATCCCACTGCTTCGCTTGGTCATGCAGTAAATGCATTTGTTTGTTATCTTGCCACAATGAAGCTTGGTGAAGCTTTTCTGGAAGCTTATACATCAGAGCTTGGTGCAGTGAATCAACAAGAAGGTTTGGTCATTCGTAATCTTACACAACAACCTTTCAAGATTACTGGAAGCTTTATCTTGCGGGGTATGCAAAGTAGTTTCCAAAAGCAATAATACATATCAGTAAGGAGTACATATATGAAAGCAGTATTAGATGGTACGTATGCAGGATCTGGTGGTAAGCAAGCAATCAGAATCCAAGGTGATTTGTCTGTTGAAGGGTTGAATGTAACAGCTATCCTTGAAAAGCTTTGTGACCTTGAAGGCAAGGTTTCTTCTTTGCAAGATATCGTTTCCAGACTTCAAGAACAAAGTATGCATTCATCTGTTGGACAACTAGCAAAAGCCCTTGAAACAATCAAAGAAGCACCAGTAGAGGTTCCTGCTCCTCCTGTAGTGGCTGAAGAATCAGTACCCGCTCCAACTCAAAAGAAAAAATCAGCCAAAGAAAGCTGATTCAATCTAACAGTCAAAACAAACAAAGCCTTGGAGGGTTCATCCTTCCAAGGCTTTTTCTTTTGCATCTTTGCTTTTATAAAGCAGAAAGGCAGCCTTTCGACTGCCCTTCCTTTAGTTATTTACCGATTTAAACCGGAAATCAGATGATTGACATATCGAGACAGGTTACGGTTGCGTAGAAGTCCGCACGAACCATCTTCTTACCGTAGCGGGTCATGATGCCCTTACGTGGGGTGAAGTCCTCTTGTCCGTAGATTACGGGGGTGAGGATGAGTGGTACGTATGGAGCGTAGATATAACCGCTTTCAAGGAAGGTTGAACCCTTAAGACCGATAAGGATCTTGTTTACTGGGAAGTATGGGTCAACGAACACTGAGTAGCGACCGTTTACTGTACCGACTGCTTCTGCGCCGATGCTCATGTTATCACGAACTTGGCCATCGCCGTCGATCTTGTAGTTGGCACGGTAAGCAACTGTTGCTTCAAGGATTGTACCCACTTCTGGTGAGCACACGATGAAGTTACCAGATCCACGAAGGGTCTTCTTGTGGATGACGTTGGCTGCGTCTGTGATGGTTTCGATAAGTGTTTCGTACCATTCACGGACTGTACCTGTGAACTGTGGACCGGGATAAACGGTGTTGGTACGAGCAACTTCGGTGCCTGTGTACTTGTTGACGAAGCGACCGGGTGCACGGCTCCAGAAGTAGTTAGCTGCTTGAGCTTGTGTGAGGAGGTCGTTGAGAATTTCACGGTCGATATCGAGGGTGATCATCTCGGAGAGAATGTTTGTGAGCTCTGCTTCAACGTCGATTGAGTAGAAGGCTGTGAGGTCTTGAGCCATTTCTGGTGACCAACGAGCACGGAGCTTACGGGTTGTTGCTGTCACTGCCACTGAATCGATCTTGATATCTACGTCTGGGATGCGTGGTGATGCATCAACGGCGAAGTTAGATTCGAAGCTTGGGATTGTAAGAGCAGAACCGTCTGCGTTCACTGAGAGAGCATCAGCGATTGGGGCTGAAGCTGTTACACCTGTGTTTGCTGGAGCGCCGTTGCCGACGAAGCCTGCGCCGTTGATTGCTGTTACGCCGTTTGCAAGTGCGAGAGCAAACAAAAGGTGGGTGCCGTTGAATGGATCTGGTGTAAATGTTGAGCTTGTGCCAGCATCTGTCCAGTTACCACGCTTGGTGAAGCGACGGAAGTTTTTGACTGCTTCGCCTTGTTGGTAGGTTTGTGGAACATTGAGGAATGTTGCTGTTGAACCACCAAAGCCTGTAAGAGCGATTTGCTCAACTGAGGTTAGGTCTGCACCATTGATTGCTGTTGTGAGAGCAGAAGCTGAAACAACCAAGAAGGTATAGTCGAGTTGACTTGCTTCTACGTCTGCTGCTAGGGTTGGGTCGTAATCAACAAAGCGTGCGTTGTAACCAACAACTGCGCTAGCTGATGCAACGGTTGAGCCTGTTGCCCAGTATGTACCGCCTGTCCATGCACCAAGAATGGTTGCTTGTGCTGCACCAGCGAGGTTACCTTGAACGTGAACTTTTGAATAACCTGAACCAATGAGGTTGTATTGACCACCAGCGGCGAGTGAACCGCTTGTGCGGATTACTGAACCTGATGGGTTGGTGTATACTGATTGGCCACGGGCATAGGTTGCTGCACCGGGATCTGCACCAACTGCGTATTGGTTGCCAGATGTACCAGCATCACCACCGACGTATGAACCGTAGGTGTAATCTAAGTAGAAGAGTAGACCTGATGGAAGGCTCATTGGTTGAACGCTGACGATTTCGTTGGCAACGAGGCCAGCGAATACACGGCGAACGATTGGGAATGCTACGTTGGTGAAACCTGCCACTTGGCCGGATGATGCGAGTGATGCACCACCAGTTGAGAGTGAGAGGCTTTCGTTGAGCATTGAGCTGCCACCCTTGAGAACTTCTACGGCTTGGTTTTCGAGGAGGCGAGCCATCTTTTGCTTGCCTGCTGCTGAAAGACCTTCTAGAAGACCTGTGCGTGACCATTTACCGACCATGCGATCATCGCCTGCGTTTGCTGCGGTACGTTGAATACCTTCAGCTAGTTGTGAAAGAGTTAGTGTACGTGACATTTTATAAATCTCCTTATTCGTTGTTTTCTAGTACCTAATATGGTAACTTATCTCTAACTATGCGCTTACTTTGCGTTTCTCTTCACACCAGCAAGGATTTGCCAGCGTGTAGTGTCGAAGCTTGGTTCTACAACTGATTCTGTGAGCATACGTGCTGGACGTTGTGCTGATTCTTTAATCATTGCGCCGTTTTTCTTACCAGCATCTAGTACACGAACAAGACGGTTGTAGATTTCTTTTGCTTCTGCAATTGTGTTGGCACTGTCGAGATACTCAACGATTTTGCGTTTTTGTGTCCCGGTCAATTCGTCCCTCACGAAAAGCTTGTTTACATACAATGAACGTGCGGTGAGAAGTTGTGTTTCATGAAGTTGACCACGAAGAGCCTTGTTTTCATTAACAGCTTTGCGAACGATTCTACGAGATTCTTGAAGAGCTTCTTCTTCTGAAGATTCTTCTTCAACCTCTTCTTCACCCTCTTCTTCACCCTCTTCTTCACCCTCTTCGGCATCTTCCATGCCTTCTTCTTCCATGTCAACTTCGAGTTCTTCACCATCAAGTGAAACGTTAACGTTGCTGACTGAGGAACCTGATACACCGTCTAGATCGATAGTGAGTGAAAGGCTATCTTCTGCTTGTTCACGAAGAGCTTTTAGACGAGTACGGGCTTTGCGTGCTTCCATCATTACTTCTTCATCTGCGAGCTCAAGAACAACTTCGTCTTCAGCTTCAGCTTCTTCGTGCATTCCTTCTTCTTCGCCTTCCATTTCGGCCATAAGCTCACCGATTTCTTCTTCTAGTTGTTCTAGAAGAGATTCTGGTGATGGCTTACCGGGCCATTCTTTCTTTTGTTTGGTTGGAAATGGAGCTTTTTCAGCTTCTGCTTTAACACCCTTTGGGTTACCAGAAACTTTGTGAGCGTGTTCAGCTGAACCGCCTTCTGAATCTCCAGCAGGATCAACCTTGCCTACTGCGTCTTCAAAACCTTCAGCACCTTCAAAAAGTGCCTTAACTAAATCTTTCAATGAATTTTTCTTTGCCATGATATTACCCTTTGCTAATGGATTTTGCTTATAACTAGTGATTACGTTCAGATTTTCGTATAGCAATCCCAATCTGTCTTCATTGAAAGAAAATAGTCTAGGGGATATTGCATTTTTTGCCTTTAAACCAAGCAAGTTGTTGTACAATGAAAACAGCTGTTTTTCATAAGCTTCTTTCAAAAACAACACGTTTGTATTTGCTTGCTTGTTGCGTAGTGATTGAACTAAACCTTCTGCACGATCAAGGTTTTGTTTGAAAACTTTATATTCTGTTACAGGAGCGGGAGCGGGAGGAGTTCCGGCTGCGGCTGGTGTTGGTGTAACAGGTGGTACTGCGGCACCGGTTGCTGGGGGTGTTGGTGCAGCTGCGTCGGCAGGAGGAGTTGCTGGAGGTGCTGCCCCTACGGCTGGTGGAGCAGCGGGAGGTGGTGCTGCTGGAGGTGCTGGTGCTGCCCCTGCCGCTACATTTAAATCACCTGTGGGTGGTGGAGCAGCTGCATCAGGCGTAGCTGGAGGAGTTGCCGCTGGGGCAGCTGGTGGAGTTGCTGGAGGAGCAGCGGAAGCATCTGGTGTCGCTGGTGGTGCAGCAGGAGGTGCAGCTTGTTCACGCAAAAGCTTTTGAACTGCACGATAAATCTCTGTAAGAGATTCTGGTGATGGTTCGGCTGGAGCAGGAGTTGCTTCTGGTGATGGTGGTGCTTCTGTTGCTGATGGCATAGAAGAATCGGGAGAAGCGGCAGCTTCTGGTGCTGGAGACGCTCCTGCTGGTGTTTCTGTTGTGCCTGCTGATGCCGGTGTTGTTTCTTTTTGGAAAAGCGCATCTACAGGAACAACGATTTGTTGTTCGCCGCCGGGACCGATATCAATCTTACCAATAACTTCACTGCCGGGAGATTTGATTGGTGGAGCAGCAGCAGAAACTGCTGGTGTCATTCCCGGCATTGTTGGTTTAACTTCTGCACCGGCTGCGGGTGCAGCATCGATTGGACCTGTTGAGCCTGCATCCGGTGATGGTGCTGGTGGAGGCGGTGGAGGTGCATCGGCTGAAGCTTCTGGTGCGGGAGGTGGTTCCTCTTGTTCCAAGATGATTCCAGAAATTTCTTTATCGATCATTTGTTTAATCAACGGAGACACAGCTTCTAAAACTGCATTTTTTGCTTCGACGGCTGCTGCATCACGAAGCTTTTTTGCTTCAATCAATGCTTCTTGGTACAAGGGTGTTGACATATTCTTAAGCTCCTAAAAAAACTCACTTAATCTTATATATGCTTGTTTAGCTAAATATCACGTCAATGGACGAGGAAACTGGCCACGAGAAGCTACTTCGGTTATTGTACCGGCACCACCAGATCCAACCCCAAGAGTAAATCTACGCACTGTTCCTGTGACTTTCTCAGTTGAAGCAACACCATCTACTCTTCCCAAACTGTCAACATTTTGGTGAACTGCATCGCTTGGATTATCGATTGGCACAATCGATGCACCATTAACAGTGCTGGCAACAGATGCTAGGTTGCTTGGATCGATTCCGTTTTGTGCGCCGGGAGATGCAACAGTTGGTGAGTATGCTGTGCCAAGACCGGTACCAGCACCAACAGTAACAGTGTTTTTGTCTCTTACTGCTTCGTATTCGGGACCGCCTACAGGTGCTGGATCAAAGCTTCTACGATATTGTGGGAACATTTCGTTCTCACCAGCATATTCTGCCATTTTTTCTCTTGCAATACGTAGAAGTGCAAGTTGACCACCCTCAGTATTTCTAGGAGCACCATCGACCCTACTAGGCTCATCGAAAGCAAGTCCTAGTGCTGTGTCCGATCTTTTTCCAAGATTTGCTGCATTTGGTCCAGTGCCAACACTGATAGTTGATGGGGGCGTTGTTGATTCGTAGTTAACTCTTGTTGCCATGACCTATTCTCCTGTAGTTGTTTCTACAAGAATAACTATAGATCACAACCAAAAATAAACAACGTTATTCGAAACTACCTTTTTTAGAACCGGGAAGGTGACCTTCACCACCCGAGCCTCTTGGTCCACCGGGACGATTTGAGATAGGTGAGTTAAAAGCTAAACGAGCCCATGTAGACGCAGGAGTTTGCTGTGGTTGAGCCATTTGTTGAAGTGCAGCAACAGCATTTGGATCTCTTGGAGGTAATGGATTACGTGCTTGTGGAACATAACCAAGAGAAGAAGGAGAAGATATATTTTCTCCAAGCATGTTAAGGTTAACTCCAGCTGGGAGAGTCATTCCATTTGGCATAATACCTTGTTGTTGCATTGGAAGCGAAGTAACAGCGGTGTCAGCAAATATTTGTTCCATAATAGGATTGCCTCCAGCAGCCATTTTGATTCGTGGATCTTGCATAACAGCTTGTTGTTGTAAAACGTTTGAGCGTTCAGCAAGCATTCCACCAACCATATGATCTAATGCACCTTCAGCAACAAGTTCCTTAAGGCACTCTTTTATAATCGCTTTAAACTCTGTTTTTTGAATCTTCATGGTATGTTACTTCTTATTGTTTGATAGCGATAAATTGTTTCAAGGTTTTTTACGAAGAGCTAATATTTCGTTAGCGGCACGATCTACAAGGTCGCTTTTTGTAAACACGGTCTTAACAATGTTTGCATCATATTGTTTAGCTTCGGCCATCATGAATGCACCCGGAGTGCTTGGCTCGCTTACAAAGTCCCAGCAAATAATCTGTAGGTCATCTTGAACAACGTTTACATTGTTTTCACGTTGCAAAGAACCCAATGCTCTGCTAGAGATTCCCGGTTTGCATTTTGCCTTGATAATAGATTCAATGATTTTACCGCAAGGTGTATCAAGGATTTCTACCTTGCCATATACAACGTCACCTTCCATCCAGATTTCACGAATAACGTGAGAGATGTTTTTCATGTTGACGATTGGTTCATTGGCATGGTCTAGTTCACCAAAGGCTCTATTCTCACGAATAAGTTTTTCGTAGTTACGGATTTCACGTTCAAGAATATGACGGGGGTATACACGACCATTTTGGTTTAATGTGTTAGCTTTTTGAAGAATGCCATTAAGAACAAGTGGTTTACCTTCTTCTCTTTTATCTAGATCTAAATCGTTGTACTCAAAGGCAGTAAACTCTTTGAGAAGAAACTTTTTGTCGTTCATTTTGCCTTAACCTCTCCTTCTAGTTTTGATAAGCCAAGATAGAAGGTTACAAGTTCTTCAGTTATAACTGAAGTGTCGTCATAATCTTTTTGTAGTGTAGTACGGATTTCATTGAGTTTGTTTGTTAGAACTGTGTCAGTTGAAAACTCATGAGAATGAGCAGCAACAGTTCCAAGAAAACGACGCTTAAGTTTTTCCAAACTTTCTGAAAGCTGATTTTTTGAATATTCGTTAGTGTTGCTAAACACAAACAAACGAATAATCTCTTTTTGTTCTGTATTGAGATTGTTATAACGTTTGTTAACTTTTTCTGTCATGATGTTAACAACGAGACGGTCAACATCTTCGGTTGTCATACTGGCAGCTTCTGTAGCTTGATCAACTGTGTTTCGTTTCTCCAGCATAAACTCAACAAGACGTTCTTCGAGTTGAACTGTTTCGCTTACGGCTTCTTTAAGAGTTTCATCTCTCCAAGTGTTTAGTAGCACTTGAATGGTTGCAAGCTTTTTGTAGTCTGGGATTGTTTCTTCGAAGAAAAGATCTGCGTTTAGATTCGCATTAACTTCATGAATCAAGCTTGTTTTTTCTAGGTCCAAACGAGCTTGACTTTGCAGTTTAACTGTTTCACGAACTCTGCTGATTAGGTGCAATGCTTGTTCACGACTAGTAACGGCGCTTTCAGACAATGCTTTAAAAAGCTTTAGTTCTTTGTAAGTGTCTGTTCCTTTGTTGAAGTGTTTCTTTAGCAACGTTTTTGCTTTTCCGATATCGCTATCTCTGTTTTCTAAAATAGCTTTTCCAATGTAACGTGTAAAGAACTCATACAGCAATCCAGTGTTTCGTTTCTTGTTGTGTTTTAGCTTTTGCATTTTTTACCTTGCTTACAGATATATTAGATAGCTGCTTGCCGCTAGCTGTTTGATAAATAGAACATCTATTCTGATTTCAACTCTTTTTCTATAAGGAATAGTTCATCGTTAACTTCAACCGATTTTGTATTTTCGTTAACGATTTCTACCGACTGCGTTGTTTTCTGTGGGTGTAAAGCTTCATTTAATCTACGAAGCGATGTTTGCATTTCTTTGGACAAACCAAAAGGCAACCTGTGATTTGTACCAAAAAGATCTTTTTCCATGTCAGATTCTTCTAGCACAAACTTGCGTATCGATTCTGTGTCAAACGGATCTTTTGCATAACGGTTGTTGGTGATATCCAACATCTTTTTAAAGTCTGGCATAACAAGAGCTCTGTCGCCTGTAAACGCTTTGCTTCTTCTGGACTTCCTAAAGCTTTTATCTAGATTTGGTGTTGGACTGAATCTAATAGGAGCACCACTGTTGTTTCCAGATTTTTCTTCACGCTCTTTTGCTCGCTTGGCTTGATACTCTTGTTCTTCTTCTTGATTTTGAATCTCAACCTTGCGAACTTCTTTTTTGTCTGGTGCGTATGGTGATGTTGGAACTTCGTAGTTGCTCTTGTCAAAGATATCGATATTTGAATCAATGCTTTTATCAAACGGCGGATTCTCTGCAATCTTTTTAAGCTCGGCCATTGCAACTTGATCTTGACGAGCTTCTTGTTTGATTATGTTGATTTGTTCTGGGCGCAAACCAAGAATCTCTCGTTGAATATAGTTGAAGCTTAACAGCCCAGTTTCTTTTGAAAGCTCTAATGCTTTTCCTGCAATTTCGAGTTTGCTGGAAATAAGAGCCAGCTTTTGTTGCACCGCAACAGTTGATGGGTTGGAAAACTTTATATCAAAGTTCAACAAATCATCGCCAGAGAATCCAAGTGAATACAAATGAATCATTGCAAGCTTGTTAAGCTCTGCAACAAGAATCTTTTGCAGCTGACCAACTGTTCTGGAAAATCTTATGTCTTCTTGTGCTAGAGTTGCTTTGGAGCTAATCGCTTCATCGTAGGTAAGATAAGCTTTTGGCACCATAAGTGCTGCAATAAGCTTCTTGTGAATATACTCTACGTCTTCGATAGCTGTTGCGTTTTGTCCCCCAGCCAACGACTCAATCTTGGTTTGATTGTTTGGACGGGTTGGTAGGAAGTAGTCTTCATCAATAGCAAGAGGATTATATCGGAAATCTTGACGACCTGTTTGCTGCTCGATTACAGAAGCACCACGCATGGATTCTTTAACAGCTTCCATATAGCTTGGAATATCATTTGGGTGTACAGCAGATACGTCTACATAAAACACTCTGCGTTCTGGAGAGCGTACAAGACGATATACCAACATGGAGTCTTCCATCATGGTAAGTTGTCTCCAAGGTCTTCTTGCCGACTCTAAAAAGCTCGTACCATATGGAAGAAACAAATCGTTTCCAAGAATACGGAAATGAAGCATTTGCCAGTTTTCTAGATACTTGCCGCCTCTTGTAATAAGTCTAAATCTAACAGCGTAAGGATCGTGTTTATCGAATCCTTCTTCACGTTCTACTTCGTTTACTGGAAGGGGTTCTACGTTGATTACACCATAATCAGGAACAACTTCAACATACATGAAGTAGTCACCGTTTTTGACAAGGTTACGAACCATACGACGAGCATTAAACTCAATGTTTAAAACATCATAGAAAAGTTCTTCGAGAGCACGTTGGATTTGTGGAACATCGCTATAGATGTGAAACGTTCTACCGTTTTCATCTGAAGCACAAGATTCATCAGCGTACACGTTTAATGCTGTAGCAATGTCTGCCGTATTTTCCATCTCAGCAAACTCTGCATATCGAGACATACGATCAAGGATACCGTAGGCTCCCATTACAGAAAACGGAGACGCTTCACGTTTGAAGCCAGCCGCACCATAGTAACCAAGATTGTTTTGCACTACTTGGTTGTCGTAGAAGTTTTTATAATCTTGACCACGAACTTTTCTACGGATCGCAGGACCGCTACGAAACAATCGTGTTAAACGCTGATAAAAACTCTTTTCTTTTTTGGCCATTGCTTAACCTTGAATGTCTTTTCTAAAAAAAGATAACAAAGCTTAAGTATTCCAGTTCAAAATGAAAAATGTCAACGTTACATTCTATTATATTTATCGATATGCCATTATCAGATTATGTTAAAGAACGATTGGAGTACGTAGCATCTTATGTGCAAGGCAACGTAACCGATTGGTTTATACTAAAACGAATAATACTTCAAGCAATACCGGGACAACATCGTAAGTCTATCGGTTTGTCTAAACGTCATCGTAGCACGAAGAAAATGATTATCAACGATATGGATCGTGAAGTGATAGCGTACTGGAAACTAATTACAGGTGTTGAGCTATGGGTCGATCCAGCTAGATTGCATGATCCAAGTTGGATATATAGACCAAAAGGATGGGCTTTAAATGGTGGCAAAGAAAGATTACTACAAACAGAAACTGAACGAAAAGCGAATGGAGATTCTTCTTCAAGTCATTGAAGAAGAAGTTAACTTGGCTTTTAAAGAGTTGTTGTTAGAGCAAGAAGATGACTTAAGCGGTGGAAGCAAGCAAGGATTGGGAAGAATCGTTGACCGTGAAAACACTGTTGGTATGTTTTTGTCACCAATATCTGATATATGGAACGCTGTAAAGTTTCGAGCTGCTGAAGCTGGTATCAAAGCTGTTAAAACGGCTGCGCAATTGGTTGGTGGTACCATAGCTGGCTTGTTGCCTTTTAACGATCCTCGTGCGGTTGAAGAAATCAATAACAAAATTGAAGGCTGGGAAGATAAAGCTTTAAGTGGTTTGGATAGACAGTTCGCAACAGCACGTAAAGAGTTGGATCAAGGTTGGGAAACGTTTAAAACCGACTTTTGGGGCATTGGTTTTGTTGCATCTCCAATGAGTGCTATAGCTGGATTGGCTGTTGGAGGAAAAGCTTTAGACACTGCATTCTCGGTTTTAAACGTTGCTAGCGGTGGCCGAGCAGAACGTGTGTATGATTTGATTAGCGGCGAAAGAGCCAAAGGCGATATCTTTGAAGCAAATACACCACAGGCAAAAACAAAGTTTCAAGATCTCCCAGCTGACAAAAAGAAAAAAGTTCTAGATGACCTTATGAAGAATCCAGAAGTTGTAAAAGCGGTGGACGCATGGAGTACAACAAACTTACCAAAAGTTATGGGAAGTGTTGTGCATGATATGAACCAAGCTATATCGTCAGGTCAAGTTGGCCAAGTAACTCCGCAAGAGATTCAAAGTTATAAAGCCATGGCTCCAGACTTTGTAACCAACATGTTCGACAAAATGAAAGGCAAGAACAAAAAGTTCGAAGTCAAACCATCTCCTGCTGCTTTGCAAGCAGCTAGTAAAGCTGTGGCAGCAGAAATAAAGAGTATGCCAGATGTTCCTGCTCAACCAGCACAGCCCGTTCAACCAGTTGCGCAACAACCTAAACAATAAGATTATACAAAAATCTCTACTTCCAAATATGATATGCTTATCCACAAGGATAGGCATAAACATGAGACGTAAGCAACAAGTTGAACCAGACGAGATGCCAGAGAATCTCTCTGAACTCAAACCAATCGTTAACGAGTTCGTTGACAGAATGCGTACTTTAGAAAACGAAGAAGCTACTTTGCGTGAAGCAAAGAAAGAGCTAGTTGACGAGTACGCATCAAAGCTTGATACCAAAACATTAAAACTAGCTTTGCGTTTGGTTGATCTCAAAAAGAAAGTGCAACACAAGCACTACTTCGACCTATTCCTTGAGATCCTTTCCGATGACCAATGATACTTATTGGTATGGCATATACCGTTTATCGAATCAAAAGAAAAACAATCGAAGATAATCGCTCATATATCGGTGTCACGGGTGTAGAGTTAACAACTCGCCTCTCAAGACATAAGCATGGAAACAATAAAAAGCTTATCGCATGGTTAAAAAAGTATTGGGACGATATCATAATCGAATCGATATCTTTTTTTACTTCTTTGGAAGATGCGCTGCGGTTAGAGAAAATGTTAGTGCCAGCCAAACAAGAAGAACGTGATAAACTAGGTTTATTAAATCTAACAGAGGGCGGCGGCGCACCGGGACATTGGGATAATCTATCTTTGGAGCAACAAAATATTAGAAAAAGAATATTGTCAGAAAAGCTAAAAGGAAAAAAAAGATCAACAGAACAAAAAAAGAGAATGTCAGAAGCTCATAAAGGCAAAAAACAAACACAAGACCAAATAACGAAAAGAATGCAAAGTTACATAAAATCCGAAAAACTAAACAGACAAATAATGTTGATATCTCCTGCTGGGATGAGCGTAACAGAAAAAAATCCAGCGATATTTGCAAAAAAATACAACTTAGACGATTCTTTGCTGCGTAGGCTTTTAAAGAAAAAGGTTCGCCACTATCAGAACTGGAGTCTTGATGGTATCCCAGTTTATATTGTTTGTGCGCCTAATGGAGAAAAGTATGCGTTTTGCAACAAGAGCAAATTTGCTAAAACGCATAACTTGTCACAAGTTGGCATCAGTCATCTTGTAACCAAACGTATACAATCCCACTGTGGATGGACTCTTATAAAAATATCTAGCAACATTATTTTATACGATTCTGATCCAGAGCATTATAAAATATATTCAGAATATTTGAAAACAGAAGAAAGAGATGAACCATGAGCTCAGTAAAAAAAGTTCGTAAGTTGGATAATCCACCAGAGATTCTTTATGAATCACCAAGTTATCCCGGTGAAAAAGTATCACCTATTCCATACGTCATTATTCCAAAAGACAAGGATATGCCTGTAGGTCTTTTCATTATGCGTTACAGTCAAACCGGTGAGTTTGAAGTTGGTGATTCTGGAAAACCAGAAGAAATCATGGATGGTCCGCATCCTCACATGTTTATTGACTTTAAACATCTAGAAGAAGTATTACATGAAACGTTTCCAAGTTTGCACATGGGAGACGCTATTGACAAGATCAGAGTTGGCTTGGGAATGAAGCCTCTTGACAAAGCACGAAAGGATGGCAACGATCTTATTGACAGAGTTGTTGCCAAGGCAAATGATATCGCAGCAACCGCTTTTGAAAAACAACAAGAACGTAAAGCAGAATACGAAAGCAAGCTTAAGAGTGATATGAAAGAGGATCAATCACAATGAGATTTCATGCAAGTGTCATCGAAGACATTATTTTAAACTGCCGCAACTTTGGTGGTCATGCAAGTGAACGCAAGCTTCGTGATGTGCTGTCACAAAAGCGTTATGCGATTTACGCTGGGGATAGAAGAGACATGGTATTGGTTGATGCCGAACGTTATATGAAAGAAGCATATCAACGTGGAATGCCTACCAATCAAATTGTTCCCATGGCACTACATCCAAAAGCTTTTGAAAAGATTATGTACTTTTTTGATTTGTACTCTGGTTATGATACAGAACAAAAGTTTCGTGCTTCTATTTCTAACTTGGATTTCACTCCTTACGAACGCAAGTTAAACGTTAACCAAGGAGAAACTATTCTTGTTTTAACGGAAGATTACGCTAAAGCATTACAAGGATCACCATGAGCTTTGCTATTGGACAAGTGATTTACGTTCTTAGCGACAAAACTCAAACAGTTTTGCCGGGAATTGTACAAGAAGAGATTCATCACCGATCCATTGACGGAGAAAAGGTTTCTTACCGTGTTGCTATAGGTCCACAAGGCAAACAACGTGTTGTAGATCTTGCAACCGTTGATGGTGAGGTATATGGAGATTTAAACGAAGTAAGAAACGTTTTAATCTCTAGATTAACCGCTTTTGTTGATGATCTTTGCAACACAACAAATGAACGTGTTAATCAATGGTATCATAATACTCAAAGATCAGTAGCTTCAACAACAAGTAATGGAAAACTTGATCCAGCAGCATTGATGAATGAAGTTGCTGCACCACAAACAAATGGTTATGCAAAAACAGTTATGCCTACCCAACATATTAATGGTGTCAATGGCATTAATGGATTAAGAAGCGCATTAGCTGATCCAGAACTAAACACCCGTGAATTCATTGATTCGGATGGTACAATCCGTAAGATTTCTATTAACCTTCCAACTTGATGCATATGAACAAAACAAATCAACCGGTTGCAACCGAGTCTTCTGTACAAGAAGTTACTTTCGGTCAAGAAGCTCATAACCAACTTTTAGAAGGTGCAGAAATCCTTTATAAAGCTGTTAAATCCACAATGGGTCCAAGTGGACACAATGTTATTATTGACAACGGTAAAACAGCACCATTAATCACTAAAGATGGTGTTACTGTTGCCAAGAGTATCAATCTACGTTCAAAGCTTCCAAGTTTAGGAGCGGAACTAATCAAAGAGATTGCCAGCAAAACAAATGAACAAGCTGGAGATGGCACTTCCACTGCCACCGTTCTTGGTTATGCCATGCTTAAGCAAGGTATCAAAATGACTGCAACAGGACGTTCTGCGATTGAAATCAAACGTGGAATGGAATGGGCAACAGAAAAAGTTATCGCATGGCTTAAGGAACATGCTATCCCAGTTCGTAACAACGAAGACATTATCAATATTGGTACAATCTCTGCTAACGGCGATAGATCTATTGGTGTGCTTCTTTCCGAAGCTATTTCTAGAGTTGGCCAAGATGGTATCATCACCATCGAACCAGCTAAGAGTGTCAAAACAAGCTTGGATGTTGTTGAAGGTATGCAGTTTGATTCTGGATTTGTAAGTCCGTACTTTGTTACAAATCAAGAAAAAATGACCGCAGAACTCAATGATCCTTACATTCTTATCACTAACAAAAAGCTATCTTCACTACAAGAAATTCTTCCGGTTTTGGAACTTGCTGCAAATGCTAACAAGCCTTTGTTAATCATTGGTGATGAAATAGAAGGTGAAGCTCTTCACACTCTAATCGTCAACAAAATGAAAGGTGTTTTATTCACTTGCGCAATCAAAGCTCCAAGTTACGGAGAAAATCGTGTTGATGTTCTTTCTGATATTGCCCTTGTAACAGGTGGCAAAGTATTTGATGCCAGCTCAGAAAAGTCAATCAAAAATGCAACACTATCAGATCTCGGACAATGTAAGCGAGCAATCATCACTAAGAGCTCAACAACTCTTGTTGGTGATGACGCTGGCTCACGCAAAGACTTAATCTCTGAACGTGTTGATCAACTAAGAACATTGCTTGCTGCTAATGTTGGTTTAGACGATTTGAAGCGTGAGAATACCAAAAAGCGTCTTGCTAAACTTGCTGGGGGTATTGCTGTTATCAAAGTTGGTGGTAGCACCGAAGTAGAAATCTTTGAAAAGAAAGATCGTGTTGAAGACGCTTTAAATGCCACGATAGCGGCTGTTCAAGAAGGAATCCTTCCCGGTGGTGGTACAGCTCTTTTCTATGCCTCAGAATGGCTACAAAAAGAAATGGCAGGCCATACCATGACAGAAGATGAACTTGCTGGTGCAAAAGTTATTTATGAAGCTTGCCGTCAACCACTAAGAGTTATTGTTGAGAACACAGGAAAAAGTTCAGATGTTGTCATGAACCAACTGCGTTCGTATGACAGTGAAAAGCTTGTAAACCTTCTACACGATATTGCTGGTGATACAAACCGTCCAGAAAATCTCGTTGAAAAGAAAGCAGAAAGCTTGTTAAATAAACGTTTGCGTCAAGGTTACGATGCAAGTCGTCATGTATATTGTGACTTAATCGATCAAGGTATTATAGATCCACACAAAGTAGAACGCTATGCAATCGAACACGCTTGTTCAGTTGTTGGGTTGCTACTTACAACAAATTGTGTTGTTGTTATAAACAACGAAGGATAAAAAACAATGGCTGTAGGAGATTTTGTAAGAGTTGGACATGGCAGCACCGTGCATGGTATTGCCCCAGATAACGTTCCAGTATATGAACTAGAAAAAGATGGTTATGGAGAAGTTCGTTGCGATATTAACGGCTGTGCTTTTCCAAGACCTATAGGTGGTGTAAAAGGTAACTCGCTTGCCAAAATCGTTGGCGACCCAATCAAAGTGCAACGTTCATATGTTGAACGTATGAATGAAAGCACCAAAAGCTTTGGTGGCTCAGACTTCGTAATGCTGTTTCCTGTATACTTTGAACACTACCAAAAACAAGCATATATTCAACAAAATCATATGCATCTAACTCATGGCCAACTTACTTGATATCGTTTATCATAGATTGCTATGAAAAACACATCAGTAATACCTCCAGCGTTAACAAACTGTTTGCCTTGCAAATACGCTCCAATCGTTCTTTTTGTTGTAGCTGATTTTATAATCTCCATATATGGATTATCACATCAATCTACATGGCTATGCCTTCAGCTATTAGTTGGTTCGTTTTATGTCAAAGCTTCTTCTTATCAAGAAGGAAGATATTTGGAAAAATCTGACAAACAAACAAGAATCAGTACAATAATGCTGTGTCTTATGACAGGAATAACACTAAGACATATTGCGATGTATTACATGTTCTCTTAGCTTCTTCTATTGGTTATCTTCCACACCATGCTACCACCAATAACCGAACACGAAAAAGCCTTGTATACGCTCAAGCTTCAACTGCAAAAAGCTACCGAAGAACTGTTATCTGAAGTTTATGAAGCTGGATACACAGGTTATGTTGATATATGGCCTGTGATTAAGACCAACAAAAAACAACTGATTATGGAAGTTGAAAGCAAAAAGGTTTTGCTTGCTGTTTCTCCTATGAGTCATAACGAAGCCATGCGCTATCATATTCAACAAGGTAAAGGTTGTAAGAGAATCAAGTAATAACTCTTGACTTTTTCTTATACATCTCTTAGCCTGCAACCATGCACACACAAGGACAGGTTATCGATTTTCTAGAACGCTGCTTTGGACCAGCGAAACTTACCAACGCTGGACTCAACGCAAACGTTTGTTGTCCTATTTGTGGTGACGCAGATAAAAAGAAACTTGCTATTCGCACAGATAACTTTCTAACTAAATGCTGGAAGTGTGGCTACAAAGCAAGAAGCATTTATGGCCTTCTAAGGCGTTATAAGCCCGTACAAGCCGAGGAGTTTATTGCTCAGTTCGATGGTGCATCACTTGTCTCTGACGCCGAAGAAAATGCCTTTAAAAAGGAACTAGAGGTACTTCAACTACCAACAGGATTCCAACTGTTAGCTGAGTGGTTAGATAACGAAGATCCTCCAGCACATATTCGTCAATCTATCAAGTATCTTAAACAACGTGGATTAACAGAACGTGATTTTTGGTATTTCAAGTTTGGTGTAACCGAGCTAGATAAATCATATAAGAATCGTGTTATTGTTCCTTCTCATGACATAGAAGGTAACTTGAACTTCTTTACCGCAAGAACTTACAAAAGCTTTATCAAGCCAAAGTATTTCAATCCAAGGTTTCGTAGAGAAACTGTTGTGTTTAACGAAATCAATATCGATTGGGATGATGAACTAACAATCGTTGAAGGGCCATTCGATATGTTTAAGGTTAACGATAATGCTACTTGCTTGCTTGGTAAAGAACTAACAAAACAATGTGCTTTGTTTCAAGCGATTGTCACTCACGCAACGCCAGTGTTGCTTTGTTTAGATAATGATGCCATGAGAGCAACACTAGACACAGCCAAGCTGCTTTATGACTACAATATTGATGTAAGGATTTTAGAGTTGCCGGAAGAAATAAAAGATCCCGGTGAAATATCCAAAAACCGATTTTTAGAGTTACGTGAAACAAACGCTGTAGAGTTCGATGAAATGTATTACTTGAGAAACATTATCAAGTAGTGTACACTGTAACTGGAGAAATAAACTTATGCCCAAGCTAGCGTTTGTGTCTGATATTCATTGGAGAGGTATCACTCGACATGATGAATATACACAAGTTTTTACTGAACTTTTTCGTCAACTAAAAGAAGAAGTAAAGCCTGACTATATTCTTTGTGGTGGAGATATTTTCCACACTAAAACCATGTCGATTACACCAGAAGTGATTGAAAAAATCACATGGATGTTTAATGAGCTTGCTCTTATTGCTCCGGTATACTCTATTCTTGGCAACCATGATGGTAATCTAACCAACGATAATCGTCAAGATACCATTTCTCCGATTGTTGCCGCTATCAATAATCCAAGAATCGTTTTGTTCAAGAAAAGCGGCAACTGGATTATTCCCAACACAAACATCAACCTATGTGTTTTGTCTTGCTTTGATGAAGCTGGATGGAATAACGTTCAGACAGATCATGATCTAATCAACATCGCAATGTTTCACGGCTCTGTAAGAGGTTGTGCAACAGATAGCGAATGGGTTATGACTCATGGAGAAGCTGAAATCTCTATGTTTGAACGTTTTGACTTTGCTCTTTTGGGAGATATTCACAAGCAACAGTTTCTTGGTTATCGTTCGCATGATGGCATCACAAGAGACATGAAGCCTTGGATTGGTTATCCCGGTTCTCTTATCCAGCAGAACTATGGTGAAGATGTTGTTAAAGGTTATCACGTTTGGGATATTCGTTCTGCTGATGATTGGGATGTAACCTTTCATCAAGTAGCAAACGATTACCAGTTCATCACAGTGGATTGGAAAGGTGATGTAGCATCTACTGTATCAGAAGCTCTCAAGGTTGCAGGTAAAACCTTGCAGCATAAGCGTGTTCGTATTGTGTCAGATCAAACAGTGTTTCATCTTCAAATGAAAGAACTGTATGACGAGCTAAAGAACAAGCACAAAGCCAGTGAAGTAGTTTTCAAGGCTGGGAAGAACGAGAACATTAGCGAGAGTGGATCTGACGAAGATACGCACCAAAAGGCCACCAGCCTTCGTAACTCTCCAGAACTACTTTGTGAGCTCTATGATTCCTTTGTAGAGAAAGATTACAAGATCGCTTTGTCATCTACGCAAAAAGATGAAGCAAAGGCATATGTTCAGAAGTCTCTGGAAAAGGTGCGGCAACTGGAAGATGATGTTGCCAGAGATGTTGTGTGGTCTATCAAAGATATCGAATGGTCTAACCTATATCGTTACGGAGAAGGAAATCGTATTGATTTTTCTAATCTCAATGGTATCACAGGTATCTTTGGTCCAAACAAGGTAGGAAAGAGTTCTATTGTTGGTTCTCTTATGTTTGGTCTATTCAACACAACAGACCGAGGACCGGTAAAGAGCTCTTATATCATCAACAAGAATAAGCGTGAAGGTTACGCAAGAGTAACTATCAACGTATCTGGAACCGATTATGTTGTTGAACGTTCTGTTGCCAAGGCATCAAAGCGTGGCGGTAGATATGATGATGAAAAGGCTGCAACCAAGCTTTGTTTGTCTCGTCTGGAAAGTGATGGAACAGAAGTAGAACTGGTTTCTGAAAACAGTGAATCCAGAACAGATACCGACAAAGTTGTTCGCAAGCTTATTGGAACATCACAAGATTTTCTACTTACTGCCTTTTCAAACCAAGGTGGAATGAACCGCTTTATTGATGAAGGTGCAACACAACGCAAAGCTATCCTTAATCGATTCCTTGACTTGGATATCTTTGAAAAGCTTTACAAGATGGCAAATGAAGAACTCCAAAAGTTCAACACTCTTAGTAGCAAGTTCCGTAACGTAAACTGGAACGAAGCAAAGAGTGAATGCCAAGCTTCAATCGATTCTTGCAATCAAGATATCTTTGCAGCAAAACAAGATGTTGATAACAAAAAAGAAAGGCTTGAAAAGCTTCGTGGTTGGTTGCAACGTCATGGTGCGGACAAGCAAGCCGATCTTCGTCGCAAGGTTGCAGAAGCATCTAATAAGTGCGAACGCATTCAAGGTAAGCTTGCAAATCGTCAAGTAGAACTTGACGGTCATAATGACAGCTGTAATAACTTGCGTGAAAAGCTACAAGAAATCAAGCAGCAACTAGCAAATATGCAGCTTGCGGAACTTGAAGAGAAAGCTGGAAAGCTTAAGAAGCTCGGTGAAAGCTACAACGACCTTAAGGTTGAAGTATCACAAGAACAGCAAAAACTAGCTGTTCAAGTAAAGAGTATCAAGAAACTTGATATGGTACCATGTGGTGATAGCTTCCCAACTTGTCACTACATTAAAGATAGTCATGCAGACAAGGCTACCCACGAAGCTCAAAAGAAGCTTGTTGAAGATATTCTTGCAACGTATGAAACTGTGAAAGCAGACTTTGACGCTCTGCAACAGGAAAAGATTGAAGAGCAAATCAAAGCATATCGTCGCTGGGAGAAAGAACTAGAAAGCAACGAACAAAAGCTTTCATTTTCCGAAACCTTGATGAAAGGCTGTGTTGATATCATTGCTTCTCTCCAGCAAGAACTTGAAGCTGCTAAAACAGAACATGTAGCTCTTGTAGAGGAGCTAAACAAGCAAGAGGATCTAGGTGCTAGTATCGAAGAAGAGCGTGTTCTAGCTGCTGCAATCCGTGACATGGAGAACAAACTTCAACGACTTTACGTCAAACTTGGAGGCTATACCAACAAGCTTGAGCAACTAGTAAAAGAAGCAGAAGAAGCTGCAAAGATTGTTGAAGAACAAAAGGTATATGATTCCATCGTGCAAGCATTCTCCAAGAATGGTATTCCAGCATATGTTCTAAAAAACAAGCTTCCTGAGATCAATGCCGAGCTAAACAATATTCTTGCTGGTATTGTTTCATTCCGTATCTTTCTGGAAACAGAAGTAGGCAGCAACACTCTGGATGTGTTTATCGAAGACAAGGACTCTAGAAGGGTTATAGAGCTTGCTAGCGGCATGGAGAAGATGATTGCATCTCTAGCTATTAGAGTAGCTCTAATAAGCCTTTCAAGCCTTCCCAAGCCCGATATCTTTATCATCGATGAAAGCTTTGGAGCGTTGGATAGCTCAAACTGTGCAAAGGTTATTGAGTTGTTGCAGACAATCAAGAATCGTTTCAAGAGCATCTTGATTATCTCTCACGTTGAAGAGGTAAAAGAAGCTGCAAACAATATCCTAACGATTTATGACAATGGAGTAGAAAGCAGTGTTAACTGCTGAAATAAAAAACCCCGTGGGCTACCACCCACGGGGTTTCTCTATATCAACGTTGATAGCTTTCAGTCTTCTTCTTTTTTAGCTTTTCTCTTGCTTTTCTTTCCAAGTGCTTTAAAGTCTGCTCCAGTAAGCTTACCGAAAGGTGGAGCTTTGTCAAGTTTCTTTTGATCACCTTTTAGTTCTTCTTCTTCTTCCTTGATTGCTTCACGAACAGCTTTTTTGATTGACTCTGCAAGGCGTCTACCCATACCACTCTTCATTGGAAGATTTTCCAAATCTTCTCCTTCATAACCCATCGCAGCAAGTTCAGCTTTTGCCTTATCTGCTTCTTCACGTTCTTTTTGAAGTTCTTTAAAGAATTCTTCTTCTTCTTTAGCTTCTTGAGCTCTTGCTTTGATTTCTTCAGCGTAATGTTGCTCTAAGTGCTCGATCATAGCTGCAAGTTCATCTTCTGACACTTCATCCATTCTAAGCCAACGTGGACGAATGTTGTACATCTCTTTGTACATATCACTGTAAAGTTGAAACAAATCTTCCTTTTTTGATGGAAGATTTTCTGCTTGACGTTCTAAATCCATTGGATCGATATCTTCTACAGTTTCACGAATAAGTTGTTTGAGTTGTTTTACAGTAATACGCATTGTATGCTCCTTGCTATCCTTGATATATATATATCTAGTATCTTTTTTTAAAAGAGGCTACGACCGTAGGGGGGCATCCTACTAGTATCAAGATCTTCTGGCCACTCAGAACCCAAGCCCGTGGTTGGACGATTTGGGTTCTGAGGTCGAGGAGGTATTATTTCGTTAGCCCTCATTATTGGACTTTTCATTATGGCCGCCGCAGCGGCGTCCTTGAAGACACCGCCCGATCTACTAGCATCCACCAACTTGTGCTCGACACGCCGTTGATCGTAAAGATCTTCAAAGTCTTTAATAAAAAACTTCCACGACTTTTTTTCAAGTTTTTCAAGTTTTTCATTCAGTTCTTTTGCTACTCTTTTTCCTTCGTTTAGTTCGCTATACAAAGCTATCCACCAAACTTTATTCGTTTCTGTGTTTTTTAGACCCAATCCGCATTTGTATTCTGGTGGTGGTGGTGGTCTTCTGTTGGGTTTGTATGTGCTTGGATCGATTTTTGGTGGTAACTCGCTTAAAGCTTCTTTGATTAAACGTTTGAGTTGTTTTACAGTAATACGCATTGTGTATGATTCCTTTTTTGACTAGATCGTTCATAAATAGTTTTAGCTGAGAATATATCCATGCTATTCTATGTATGTAGCGAATAAAAGCTACAGAATCTTCAACGTTAACAAAAGAGAATATATCACATGGCAAAGCGTACAGTTCGTCTATCAGAGTCAGATCGATTTCTTCTTGAAACACTTGGTAAGTTTTGTGTTCGTGCTCGGCATTCAAGCTGGGAAAACATTACACATGCAAATGATGTAGAGGCTGTTGGTCTTCTTCGTGAGATCAGTCCCCTTCTTACTCCGTCAGAGCATCGTAACCTAATGGAAGGTTGGGGAGACATTCGGATTCTAAATGATGATTCAACACTGAATCATGCCGTTGAATCGATTACACAAAGACTTCAAGAACGTATAGAATCATTCTGATCATACTACTTAGTTGATACATAAAGGGGAAGCTTAAAACACTTCCCCGGTTCGGGCCGTTAATTTAGTGGGAAAATAGCTGGTTTGCATCCAGTTTTCGGCAGTTCGACTCTGCCACGGTCCACCACTCGAATAGTCGAGTGATTTCACACACATACACACAGGAGATTTATTATGAGTTCAACAGGTTATGAGATTCGTCATGCCTTGCTAAATGAAAGCAAGGAAATGCTTTTTGAGCGTTGGCACACAGAAATGGAAATCGAGCGTATTAGCGCAGAACGTGAGAATCGTTCGCCAGTTATGCTTCCATGCCCAACGATTGAGGATATCAAGCGTACCGCTGAAAGCCTCTACGAGTTTGTACAAAAACGATAATATAAGAGTTGCTCAACGTTCTTGAGCAACGATGCCGGGTTTGCATAGAGGTCGATTGCACCAGTTTTGTAAACTGGTATTTAAACACCGTGGGTTCGAATCCCACACTCGGCTCCAAATAAAACACAAAAGGCACCAAAGGGATAACCTTGGTGCCTTTGTGATTTTACGCAAAAATAACGAGAAAAATCAATATTCCCCGCCGCCTTGCATACTATCTATAACACGCTCCATCTCTTCTTTTGTTGGTTCAACGGCAACGGATTTAATGAATATGTTTGGAAGTTTGTATTTTCTAGCGAAGGCTTTGGCGGCGGATTCGGTTGAGAAAAGGCCGATAGTACGACCAACACGACCAGCAGTCAAAAGATACATTTTCTTGCTTGAGCGGCCTTTATTATGTAGTTGACCACGGTCGTCGCCGGGATCGATTTCATAACCTGTCATGTCATCATGAGCTTCATCAATCGCTTCTCTAATCAAACCTTTTAGTTGTCTTACTGTTACTCTCATAAAATATTTCTCCTTTTGCTCTGGGATTTCTACTTTACCCAATAACAATATATAGAACCCCCCCCCCCCCCCACC